CGACCTGGCTTACGCCACTCGCGACCCGCTCAGGGGCACTCCTTTGTACTTCTCTATCTCTTCTACAATTCGGAATTTGTAGACTCCCCGGAGTGACTCCTTTCCATACGGAAAACCCTTAGCCTTCTGGCGAGCTTCTATTTCATCAAGACCCCCTCCTATTAATACCAGTTCTCTGATATTAAATTCGCGGATCAATCTGTCATTTTCAACTAAGATCTGAGCGAGAACATATAGATGCTCGTTTTCACGACAACTCTCGGCTTGTTGTAGCCACCTGAATGATGTATCAACTGGACGCCACTGCTTGTCTCTTGCCGTTTCAAATGAAAGCATTCCCGTTAGGGCACGTTCTAATGGTCGCACCCCGACATAGAGACCGTCCCGTACATAGCCGCGTGTATGTACGTTCTGTAAGTAGAATACATCATTCAAACTCACTCCGCCTTTGTCTGAGCTAATGTGCATTCCAAATTGACTTGCTATATCTCTCACATCTTCAAGGGCCCATTTATCCCTGAACATCCATACACCATCGTCTCCTTGAAATGTACTGCGGATTAGTTGGTTGTTCATCACTAATGCACAGTATTCCGCCTTGATCCATTGGCATAGCGAGTCGATCTGGTTAGTCCAGACACTTCCCGATGGTACGGTGTGGATTCCGTGCCATACTCCAGACGGATTTAACAATGGTATATTATGAAAGACATCTTCCACAAAGTCAATCATTCTTGATGCTGAACGTTTGAACGTGTGCCGCACGACATCAAAGGCCATCCTGGTCAATAGGTTAGGTACCGTTGTGTCGAAGCCACTATAATCAACTGATAGTTTAAGAAACTGCATGTTGATCATTTCACTGACTACCATGTTCACGGCATCGCTGTCCACCAAAGCGCAAAATTGAGGCAACTTCCGCAAGATCGGAAGTAATGCATTCTGGAGTCTCAGCTCGTGAATGGAGATGTAGTGTGGATAGCCCCACACCACACGCTGTTTTGGCACACTGGTTAGGCCTGTGCTCTGACCTCGCCAGTACAGCATACAAGGATGAATTACACAGTTCCAGCCATCCCTTTCAATCTTGTGTGCCAGATCAAGTAACTGTGGGTAGTAGTCAGATGATCTAGAAAAGAATGGCCCTCCAAGGTTAGTTCCCCTTGGCATAGTCTCAAACGCCTGCTCGATGCTTAATGGCTTAAGCTCGTGCTTTGGAAGTTTAGTGACCACGCGGGAAAAGGCCCGTTCGAGGAGGTTTACGTCTACTCTTATCCCTTCGGACGGCACCGAGTAGTATCGATATATGTCCTCTAAACGCTCAGCGAATGGTAGCATGATGCTGAGTGGGCCCACTTTAGCTGCCTGACTAATCTCCGCCTGGTCTATCACTTCAAAATTGGACGGAACTACCTTCTTCAGTATCATATCTCGGAAAGCTGCGCGGGCCCCTGACTTGTCCTCATTACTCTTACCAATGAGTGGAGTTACAATGTCAGTACTGAATCCAATTTTCGTCCTTGCGAGTGTAGTACGAACCCTCTGTTGAGCATCCGATGCAAGCGTGCTCACATAAGAGTCTAGATCTTCCTCGCGCACAGTGAATCGACGCATTTTATCTTTGAAGGAAAGATCTCCTTCAATTTGAGTATCGCCTGTTAATCCAAGTTTTCACTTTAAACCTCCATTGGAAGGGCGGCG